ATTTAGACTAGATTTTTGGCTTTGTAGGACCTACTCAATGTCATAAGCCCGAAGGGTAATTAGGACCTTAACCCTTTCAGACCCAAAAGGGTTAATATTTGTATTTTCCGTATTTATCAAATTTTGATGGTGCACCGATACTTTCTCTAAATTTTTTTTCCTGTTCTAACCTAGCCTGTTGATTACGTATTTTTTCATTGGCAAATTCAAGCATACTTTCTATCGAGTCACAACAAGAACTTGGTACGGTCATACCTTGAATTGCTTTGGCTTTGTCAGGGTACATTTCTCTAAATTTTGATTGAATAACAAAATTATCAATGCATTTTCTTGCATTAGGGTTCATTTTACCATCAATACTGCTACACTTATACATGGTTTATTTTTATTATTAACTCCTTTCTCTTTAATCAATTTTCTGCTTTTGTAGATAAATATTTTCAAATTTAAGGATGAAACCACCTTAAATTTGATTTGATTTAGGATTCAAAATTGAGCTTTACTCCGTCTTGAGGTCGAACATCACCATCGATTCGGGGTTTGGGACATTGGGTCTGAAAAGGGATAATTGTACGGGTGGTCGGCCTTGAAAGGATAGAAAAAATTTGAAATTTTTTCTTAAATAAATATACAAGAAAAAATGGTAATGTCACTATTCGCAGACGAATTTGCTGAAAAAAGAGTGAAAAAATATATCCGAGAAGGTTTTTGGTTAGATTGTAACCTATCCGATTATTATTCATACCTGGAATACTATGATGATGGAGGATATGGAACAATTCACAAAGTTATGGATCGTTCCAGTGGTGAATACCTTATCTTAAAACGATCATCTAAAAAAGATTTTGTTAAAGGAACATTAGAATCTTATGACACAACAAAACAAAAAGATAAGAATGTTTCAACCTTAACTCTTTCATCGTCTTCAAAAATCAACCATTTTGAAGGTAAACTTCGTTTAGAGGTTGTAATTGACCAAACTAAATCCAAAGTTTTAATTGTTGATCCTAGTCTTAAAGCAAGTAGAGAAGCCGAATTTATGGTTAAAGTATATAATAAATTAGGCGGTGTTGCTCTACGAGATTATTATGATGACGACGATCATTATATTTTAATTATGGAAGATGGTGGAAGATCACTTGAATCTATTTCATGTTCTCATCGTAAAAAAATTATTGATTTGGTTAGATATGAAGCTTATCAATCAAATTTTTTTTATCGCACCTACCTTAAACAAATCATTGGTTATATGATTAAAATCTATCACAAAATTAAAAATATCCATGATCTTGGAATCCATCATAATGATTTAAAACCGGAAAATATTCTTGTTAATGATGATAAAATAACCATTATAGATTATGGGGTTTCAAAACCGGTCGAAGAAAGTTACGAGAGTTATAAAGGTACATTGGAGTATATTCCTTATGAGTTTGTTGAAACTGGGTCCTACAAACCCTGGGATCATACAATATGGTGTTTTGGTGTCATGTTACACTTTCTAACACTGATGAAATATCCATTTTTAAAAGAAGAAGATGTACTTGATTATAACCTTAACTATAAAAAAATAGACAAACTTCCTCAAAGTTTTTCCAACCTTATATACGATTGTCTTCAAAAAGATCCTTTAAATCGACCACAAAATCTACTGGAACGACTTGAAAAACTTGAAACGTATTGATTTTTCGGACTCTATGTTTTATAAAGATAAATAAAATAATGGTTCTTTCCACCATTTTTATTTAAAATTTAAAAAATTATATCTTAGAACTTTAATGGTTATTTTAACCATTAAAGTTAAAAATGAGAAGTTGAGCAAGGGGGTAACCCACGGTTGTAATGCATATTTGATTATTGTAAAAAGTGGATTTTTAATGGTTTAAAAAACAATAAAATTTTGACTTTTCTTTTTTTCTGTAATTTGGGTGATCAAGTAGAAATTTTTTCAGTCCCATGGGTCTGAGGGTTAAAAGTCATACTCTGAATTGTAGTAGTCGTTGATATAGTCGCATTCTCCATTACAATCTTCTTCGATACAATATGGGCAAATACAATACCAACAATCTTGACAGAACCATTTTTTTTCATCTTTGATATAAGTATTTGAAACAAGCCATTGTGTGTCTTCAAAACACCTACTACATGGTTCGTAAGCTTTGAATCCGGGAAAAATCTTGTGAAATTTCTTAGTAAACTGTCTTGGTTGGAAATCAAATCTTGGACTAAAAACAAATCCACCATAAATACCTCCATTTTCATTGACTTTCAATCTGAAAAAATCAATCTTGTGCGACCATTCAAAAATAAAAGATTCGTCCATGAATGCGTGTAGTGATATATGTTTCCAAGTCGACTTGTTCAAAGAGTGCAAAGTTTGACTTTTCAACTTAGACAAGTCAATATTAGATAGCACATCGTTTAATATTTTTCTTTTGCTTGGTCTCTTCATCAATATTTCAATATAATCATCGGCCATACTTTCTGCTAAATTAATATGATCGAAGATGTTCAAACTGTCCATAATATTCCATCTCAAGTTTAGAATATTTAAAAACTGTTGATACTCGTCTGTTGCCATTTTTATTGGTTGACAAACCACATAAATTTTAAATTGGTTTAAAGATATGACTTCAATTTTCTGTAATAATGATATCTTTATTCTTTTCTGGTCGACTCGTACCCCAAAAAGATAAAAAAAGCACATCCTCAACCTTTTTTGTTCCCATGGGACCGAAAGGGTTAACAATGGTAAAAATTTGAAATAGTATATAATAAATGAATGAAACACAAGACAATGTGATCAATATTAGACCATTAGATTTAGATATTATTAATCCAAATCCTCGTAATTATACTGATACAAGTCAAGGAGGATCTAAAATATTTATAATAGGTAAGCCTGGTAGTGGAAAATCAACATTAATTAAGTCATTGTTCTACAATAAAAGTCAGATCATTCCAGTTGCGCAAGCAATGTCTGGAACAGAGTCGGAGACCGGGTTTTATCGAGAGTTTATACCGGATGCATATATATATGATGAGTATGATCCAGATGCATTATCAAATTGTATTATTCGACAGAAAGGAGCTAGGCAACATATGATTAACCCATGGACAATGTTAATTATAGACGATTGTATGGATGATCCAAGCGTATTCAATAAACCACCTCAACCAGGTTTATTTAAAAATGGTCGACATTGGAAAATGTTGTACATAGTTTCACTTCAATACGCTCTTGACGTTAAACCTCATATCAGATCAAACATAGACGGGGTATTTATTTTTCGAGAGTCTAATGTAGCCATAAGGAAACGATTATATGAAAATTATGCTGGTATTATTCCATCTTTTAATTTATTTGAACAGATCATGGATTCTATCACTGGTGACTATACCGCGCTATATATACAAAATGCTACCAACACCAATGATTGGAGGGAATGTGTTTTCTACTACAAAGC